GCGTGGTGGCACCCCTGTAGGTCTTAACACTGCTCGTAGACTTGCCAAAGGTGGCCAGATTGGAATCGAAAAGATTCGCCACATTGCAAAGTATTTCCCTCGTCACGAAGTTGACAAAAAGGGCAAGGGCTGGAAACCGGGAGAAGATAACTTCCCCTCTAACGGTCGTATCGCGTGGGCACTCTGGGGTGGCGACGGGGCTTGGCGTTGGGCACGCGCAATCGTAGAGCGCGAAAACAAGAAGGCCTTAAAGGCAGATGGCTACCCTATGCCACAGCTTGATGACTTCAAAAAGCCTTTCGAAATGAGCGAATCTATTGCTCCAGAATTCATTGCTAGAGTCCGTCTTGATGGCTCTGGAATTGACAGAATCTACAAGATAGATGTCAACGGAAACGTCTTTGTATGGGATGACGGCCTTTGGGACGATTTAGGGAACATCGAGAACAATGTTTGGGAATACGATTCAGAGCTTGACGACCCTAACGACCTTTCTGAAAAAACTCACGTTTTAATTGACCCCGAATCTGCCATACAGATTTGTGGAAAAATGCAGAGCAGTCCTTTCGAATCAATACCTATCTCTGATTTTGAAGAAGAAGAATACGAGCTGGCTGTCGAAGCTTATGAAGATGAAGACTGGGAGTTTATTGACTCCCTAACTGCAGCTGGAGAGGCTCCTCTAGATTCCACCACTGACTCGACTCCTGGAGTTTATGACTCTGACGAGAGAGCAACTAATGCGTCTAAACAGACTAGAGATGCTACTGGTAGATTTGCTGCTCAGGGTTCTAATGTGACAGTGAAGGGCGGAAAGCCCGGCGTAATTACATCGATTGATGGAGCTAGCGGTAATGTCACAGTCAAGCACGGGGATGGAACTTCTTCTATAGTCCCAGCTAAGTTGACAACTCAGGTTTCAGACATCAAGCCAATAACTTCTACACCTAACCCTGCGATAGACCCTATCGACACAAGCGGAATTTTAGGAGAACCGAGAACTCCTATTAATAAGCCTCAGGCCCAGTTGCCAGGAACTCTTCCCCCGCTAACTAGCAAAGACTTAAATGGAATCATGAATGATTTCTCTGGCTGGGTAAATGGACAGAGACTGGCTGACCCCGCCAAGAAAGACGTTCCCCTTACTTGGGACCAGAAATCTGGTAACAGGAAAGAAACTCCTTTCGAAAAAGCTGATGCCAAATACAAAAAAACTGGTGAAACTACCAAAAAAATTGAAGAGATGACTGGCATTAAGTTCGAATACGACCCATACAAGCATCCTTTACTTAAAAATTGGCTAAAACAGACTGTAAATAAGGGTGGAAAAACTTACACTCCAAATGCGCTTTGGTATCAGCCTGTAACTGGTTCGGCTTCTCCTAGTGATGTCCAGCCACTTTATCTAGCTATAGTGTCTCCTGATGACCCTAGAGATGTCCTCCACTGCATAAGCGTAGTGCCAGCAAGCAAAACTTCAAGCCAGCCCATGGTCTATGCCAGAGAAGAAGCCAAGTGGGTTCGTCGAGCAGACTTACTTGCTGACTTAAAGTCCGCAACTCCACCGCCAGTTGTTCCTCTGACTAAAGAAGCGCTGAACGATGTTCTAGTTCAAATTGACGGAGTAACCGCTTCCGCTCACTCTGACTACGCTTTAACTAGAATGCTCGGCTCGGAACGCGATTACTACGAGGCTATTACTGCTGCATCTGCGACAGCAAAGGGTCTTAGAGGTGCACGCAAGCTAAAGAAGTATTGGACTGTAGGCAAGGGTGGCAAAAAGATTCGCTGGGGCACTGGTGGAGACTGGACTAGATGCGTTCGTCAGCTAGGAAAATACTTAGGCCCTAGAGCTAAGGGCTACTGCGCTCTCCGCCACAAGGAAATGACTGGACTGTGGACTGGAGACAAGAAGCACCGTCAAATGTACGGCTGGGGAAAAAATGCTAAAAGAGTATTTAGCACTGACTTAATTAAGTCAAGTGAAATGATTTTAGAGTCTACAGCTTTACTGGCTTCAAAAGCAGACGCAAGAACCAAAATGGCGATGGTTGCATCATCTCTAGGCCACACCAAGATGGTTGATGCTGACCAAAAAATGCTATTAAATGAGTCCTTCTACATACCTTTAGTGATACCTGAAGGCATCGAGTCTGGTGATGGACGTAAATTTGCAGAAAATGTAATCACTTTTAGAGAGCTACCTTTACCGCTTATGTGGCAAGTAAAAACAGGAGAAGGGCACTCTAACTCATATGTTGTCGGTCGAATCGACTTTATGGAAAGAGTAGAGAACGGTATTGGAAATGCTAGAGGCGTTTTTGATAATAGCCCCTACGCCCAAGAGGTGGTAAGGCTGATTAGAAACGGATTTGTCCGAGGAATATCTGCTGACATGGACCAGTTCGAGGCAGTAGAGGAAAAAGAATCTTCTGACGAACTAGAAGCTAAGTCGAAATCTAAACAGAAACTTATAGGTAAAGACAAACTTACTATAAATAAAGCACGTGTAATGGGAATTACAATAGTAGCTAAGCCTGCATTCCAAGAATGCTCTATTTATTTAGATTCAGAGCAGGCTCAAACACCACAGGAGGAACCCGTGATTGAAGACGGCATTTATGTGGATGACATGAATGAACTTGACGCAACAAGCCTAGTCGCTTGTGGTTATGTGGCAGGCGCTATTCCAGTCACCCCGCCATTTGCTTGGTTTGAGGACCCTAAACTAACTCAGGCTACGCCTTTGACCGTAGATGACGATGGTCGAGTCTATGGACACATAGCAGCATGGTCAGTAGACCACATCGGCCTGCCTTTTGGCACCAAGCCTCCACGCTCTAAGAGCAAGTATTCATACTTCCACACTGGCGTATTACGCACCGAAGAGGGCAAGGATGTGCCAGTCGGTCAGCTTACTTTGGCTGGCGGTCACGCTCCACTAGAGGCGTCAGCATCTGAAGCAGTTAAGCACTACGACGACACAGCTTCTGCATTTGCAGACGTCCACGCAGGTGAAGATGCATACGGAATTTGGGTTTCAGGCGCACTCCGCCCAGAGACAACTCCAGAGCAAATCCGTGCAGCTCGTGCCTCTGCTCCTTCTGGTGACTGGAGGCCAATTAGAGGTTCTCTAGAGCTAGTTGCTGTATGTCAGGTAAACGTTCCGGGATTCCCGATTGCCCGCGCTCGCGTTGCTTCTGGTGCTGTCATGGCTCTTGTTGCTGCTGGTGCAAGGGTTCTAGCTGAAATGAAATCGGACCCTATAAGAGAGCTTAACGAGCGCCTAGAGCGTCTAGAGTCTTCTCAGCTTGATGCCTTGAGCACAGACATTGATGCTCTAGTGGCTAGAGTTGCTTCTGCTAAGTCAGAGATTGAAGAGTATTCAGACTTTGCCATTGTTTCTCGTAGAGAGCGTAAGAAGCTAGCCGAGAAGGGCTTGGCTCTCCCCGACGGCTCTTATCCTATTCGTAACGTAGGCGACCTTAAGAATGCAATTCAGGGGTTTGGACGCGCTAAAAACAAGGCTTCAGCTAAGCGCCACATCATCAAGAGGGCCAGAGACCTAGGTAAAACCGACCTAATTCCAGACACTTGGACTCTAAGAGCCAGCGGGGAAGACCTAATGGCTCGAGTAGCTTCTGCTCAGGAGAAGTTAAATAACTTTAAGTTAAACGACGAAATGCTGGAGGGCGATGTCGACCCAAAAGCACCAACGGCTGAGGAAGCCACTAAAAAGCCAGGTTCTGGTGTAGAAAGTGGAAGTCGTGCTACTGGAAAGTACACGCCTCAGACTCAGCCGAGAGACGAGAGTGGTAAGTTTCGCAAGGTTCTAGCTCGACTAAAGCAGGACCTAGGAACTTCTGGTCTACAGAAAATCGTTGAAGAAGCTAAGACTCTAGAAGATTTGCACGAAATCGGCAACTATGCCGAAGCTGCTAAAGCTGGTGTAGACCTTATGGACATTATCGGAAGATTGGACTCTGGAGCTTTAAACAACGTTTCTCTAGAAAACGTTAGAAACTCGGCTAGGGAACTTGGAAAAGTAATTTCTAATCTGCCTCTCGGATTTAACGACCAGTCTGAGAAAGTCAGATACAGCGACCTACCTCCAGCCCTTCGAGACCTCATGGACAACATGATTGAAAAGGTCTACGACAAGATTGAAACAAAGGATGCAGACATTGCTACTAAAGAGTTGAAGTCATTCAAGTCTGGTTCTGATGTCTACAGCCAAGGCGAGATTTCATCTCAGATGTCAAAGCTTCTGAGACTACTCACCTAAATAATAAACACTAAGAATTTATTGTAAAATAAATAACAGGTGGAGCGCCTATATGCCTAGTCGCAATAGTCCCTTTACCTTGTACCGAAATGCAATGGGCGAGATTCGCTCATTCAACTGTCCAAGGAGGAACAGTGGACCAAATTATGTCGCAAGTTGACCAGCTTGCTGAACTCTCTGACGAACAAGTCATGGGGCTTCAGGAAGCAATCATCAGCGAATTCGAGTCTTACGAGGCTCAGGACACTACTCCAGAAACAGTTGACGCTATGACTTCGCTAGCTGACATGCTAGACACCGTTCGCGGTGAGGTTCAGCGTCGCGAGGTAGCCGCAGAGGAGCTTGCAATGCGAGCATCCGAGGCTACCATGCGCGTTAAGGGCGAGGAAAGCGACATGACTGGTGACGAGGAAGCTCCAGCCGAAGAAGTTGTTCCAACAGAGGAACCAACTGCTCCAGCTGAGGGTGATTCAGGCACCATGGAGAAGGAAACTCCTACTCCAGAGGAAGAAAAAGAAGAGGAATACAAAAAAATGGAATTTTCTACTGAAGAGAAGACCGTAGTTACCGAATCTGAGACTCCTGAGATTGTTGCAGAAGAAGCGTCAGCTATTTCTGAAGAAGTTACTGAGTTCTCTACAGATGAGACCGTCTCCGAAGAGGCTTCTGTAGTAGAAGCTTCAGTCGAAACCGCAGAAGTTACTGAAGATGTAACTCCTGAAACCGAAGTTTCAGAGTTCAGCTCTGAACCAGAGGAAACAACCATTGAAGAAACACCTATTGCTTTAGAAGAGCAGGAAGAGCAGGCACCAGTGACCGCATCAGTAGAGAAGCCTTTCGAGGCTCCAGCTGACCGTCAGCCTGTAGTTCAGGTAATTGAGACCGCTCCAGTGGCAATCACTGCGGGCGCTGACATCCCGGGCTACACCGCAGGCAGCAACATTGCCAACATGAGCGAAGTTGCATCAGCTATGGAGAAGAGATTACACACTCTTCGCCGTGTAAATGGTGGAGATGGAGAGCAGCACATCGTTGCATCCTTCACCACTCAGTACCCAGAGTATCGCACTCTATCAACCGACCCAGAGTCGAACGCATCTAAGATTGCGGCCGTTGTAGGTCCTGAGGCACTTGTTGCTTCTGGTGGCCACTCGACCCCATTCGAGGTTAAGTACGACATCTTCGGCTTCGGTGTGACCGACCGTCCAGTTCGCGACGCGCTACCAAAGTTCCAGGCTGACCGTGGCGGTATCCGCTTCATCACTCCGCCTGTTCTTTCGAGCTACGGTGACGCTGTTGGCGTATGGACTAACGCTATCGACATCGACCCTACTGCAACAAACCCAGACTCGACAAAGTCTAGCCTAACCGTATCTGCTGCAGCAGAAGAGACCGTTTCAACTGACGCTGTAACCCTACAGCTACAGTTCGGTAACTTGATGACTCGTGCTTACCCAGAGCTAATTGCTCGCCACAACGAGCTTGGTCTAATCCAGCACGCTCGTGAGGCAGAGCAGTACCTACTAGGTAAGATTTCTACTGGTTCTACAGCTGTAAACGCTCACGTTGCAACCACTGAGGCCGCAAACCTAATCGGTTTCGCACGTGACTTCCTTGTCCAGATTCGCAAGGCAGCTGTTGCTTACCGCTCACGTCACCGTCTATCAACCACCACCGTTCTAAAGGCGATTGTTCCTGCATGGATTTTCGACGCTATGGCTGCTGACCTAGCTCTAAACATGCCTGGAGACAACACTCTAGGCGTCGGTGAGTCTGAAGTTCGTGGCTACCTAGCTTCGAGCAACGTTGACCTAGTGCCATCCCTAGACCTAAACGTCTTCGGCGCACAGTCTGGCTCTGCAGCTAAGTTGCTAGAGTTCCCTGACCAAATCAACTGGTACTTGTTCGCTGAGGGTACCTTCTTGTTCCTAGATGGTGGAACTCTCGACCTAGGTATCATCCGTGACTCGTCTCTAGTCGGCACCAACGACTACAAGATGTTCATTGAGACCTTCGAGAGCGTAGCAAAGGTTGGTGTCGAGTCCCTCGCTATCACCTCTAACATCAGCATCAACGGTGTTGCAGCTGCTCTGCGCGACACCACTGGTGGCGCAACTGCTGCTGCCATCGAGGAGTAAAAACCTCACCGCTGAGTGGGTGGCCCCTTCGGGGGCCACTCACAAAGCAAAAAACTAAAGACTTTAAACTAAGGATTTTAAATGGCTTTCCCAAATAACGGCGTTGTAGAGGCTCCAGCTATTGTGCCCTCCGCCTTTGGTCTACTTGCTGTAGTCAAGCCAGAGAACTCAGCGGATGAAGACCGCTGGATTAGAGGATTTTCTCAGGAATGGGAGACCGAGGTAAGTAACCTCGTAAACTTCGACGACACCGACACTACTTCCGAGGTTGTTGCATCTAGAGCAACTCCAGTTCGTCACAATAGAATTAAGCCTTTCTTTATTGAAGTAACTGAGGACACATCTACTCTAGGTTTTCTAGGGCTTGACCGTATTGCTCGCATTAAGCGTCAGGTAGAGGGTGGCACTCAGAAGGCCATGGAGCGGGAACTGTGGGACGGTTCAATTCGTAAGGGTGAGTCCCACGATAACCTAGCACTTTCTGATGCTTCTGCAACTATTCTTGGTGGCGGAACTGCCTACTCCCCTAAGCGTGCTTTAGCCATCCTCGAGGAGGGAATCGCCGATGCTTCTCAGTTCGGTGAGCAGGGCCTAATCCACATGACTCGCGACGTGGCTGCACTACTTTCAAGCAGTAGCCAAATGATTCTTCACAACAAGGAAGTTGACCACCTACAGACCCTAGGCGGAACTCCAGTTGTTGTCGGAAACGGATACTCTGGCAACGGTCCTCGTACTGCTGTTGCTACTGCAACTATTAGCGGTAACACTACGCTGACTATCAACACGTCGGGCGACCACTACCTGCTTGCAGGTGACACTGTTCGCTACTCTGTTGTCGGAGCAAACATCAACCAGTCTTCTACTTCTACAGCAGTCGTCACTAAAGTCGACGCTGACACAGTAACAATTACTATTGCAAGCGCCACTAACCGCTCACAAGAAGCGGTTACTGGCTACATTCAGCAGTTGGGAACCGACTCTGCAAAATGGATTTACGCCACTGGCACCGTCCGCACATACGTGGGCGAAGTCGATGTCGTGAACGACAATCTCGCGCAAGCTTACGATGTGTCGGGTAATCAAAATGACATGCGTCTCAAGGCAATCCGCCCAGCTGCGGTTTACTTTGATACATCAATCCACCTAGCTGTCCGGGTCGACCTGACAGCCTAATAAGAAGGAAGAAAGCTGAATGGCTACTCAAGAATATGCAGCCAGCATCCAAGGCGTGGCAATCCGTGTCACACGTCTTGACGCTGATGGCAACCTACTAAACGGAACTGGTGACAGCTACACTACGTCAGCTTTCATGCGTGTCTCGTTTACCCCAGAATACGAAGAAGGCGATGAAATCACCGAGAAGGCAGCAAACGGCACGGTTTGTGTGACTTACAAGGCTCCAGACACCTTGAAGCGTATCACCATGGAGCTAGCAATCTGTGAACCAGACCCAGAGCTATCTGCTCTATTGTCTGGTGGTCTAATGCTACGAAAGAACGTAGGAACTGCGGGCGACGTAAGCTTCAAGACTGTAGGCTGGGCCGCTCCTGGTGTTGGTGACGACCCTGCTGGCCACGGTGTTGCTATCGAGGCTTGGTCCCACGCTATCAAGGATGGTAAGAGGGCTGGAACCCTACCTTACTTCCACTGGGTCTTCCCGTACGTGAAGATGCGTCAGTCTGGCGACCGCGTTATCGAAAACGGTCTAATGGCTAACACCTTTGAAGGTTACGGTCTAGGAAACTCCGCTTTCGGTGCTGGTCTAGACGGCCGATGGGAGTTCCCTGTTGCTGCAGAGCGTCCATACGCATATGCACGCACCAGCTGGGCACCTACTGGTCTAAATGGCTTCTACACTTGGACTGACAACGCCACTGAGCAGGTTTACTTCACCAAGGCTGGTGTTCTAGATGCTTCCACTGTAACTATTAGCAGTGCAGTAATCAATACCAACACCACCTCGGCTATCGTAACCTTCTCTGGTGACCCGAAAATTGCAGCTGGTGACGTTCTTAAGGTAACTAACCTAGGACCTGCGTTTGACAAGGCTGGTGCTGTAGTTACATCAGCTAACGCAACCACTGCTACATACACCATCTCTGGCTCTGCACCATCTGCACAGGTGGCTGCGACTGTTGGCTCTAGGGCTAGAATCCTAGTTCTTAACGCTAACGTCGAGGTTCCTTCTTACTCAGAGGTATCGACCTTGACCAGCGGTTCTGGTGACGAGAGCTACAACGTTCCAGGAAACATCAACTACAACGCTGATGCGGCTGTAGACCGTATCGTTATATCAAACGAAGTCGGTCCACAAAACTAACAACTAGCAGAGACGGGGCGGCACGAGTTGGAAACGGTTCGTGTCGCCCGTTTCACTAGAGAGGACATAAGATGAGCGTAAGGTGGATTGAAAAGTCTGAAATTGGTGATTTGCAGTACACCGAATATGCAGACGAAGCGGTTCAAACTGCCTCCTACCTGCTTTGGGCTATGTCTGGACGCAAATTTACTGGAACTACTACCGTAACCGAGAGATATGTTTGCGCCAAGCGTGCTTATCGTTTAGGTGCATCGTCTAGCAACTATGGCGGTGTTTTAATTGGTGGTGAAGTTTTTAACATTCCAATCAATGACTTTGATAACTACGCCGAACTGGTGGCAGATGGACTCTCTCCAGAATCTAGAATTCGCTTACGTGGCAGAAATGTTCAACAAATTCACGCGGTAAGAAACCGTGAAGGACTAATTTTAGACCCTTCTAGTTACTATCTAGTTGACCATTCCGTGCTCCAAGCCACTGCTGGAGTGCCTTGGACACCTTGTAACGTAGAAGTTACTTACACTTACGGCTCTCCCGTTCCAGCTGCAGGAAAAATGGCAGCTAGGACCCTTGCAATCGAGTTTGCAAAGCTCTGGTCGGGCGATGATGACTGCATGTTGCCTCAGCGTGTGACATCTATCTCTCGTCAAGGAGTTTCCTACACACTTTTAGATAGCCAAGATTTTATTCAGGAGCTTAGGACTGGCGTCTACGCCGTTGACTTATTCCTCAAAACTGTTAACCCTGACGGAGCAAGAAGAAAGTCTAAAGTATTTTCTCCTGACACTCCTAGAGCAAGAAGATACAACCCTAAGTCCAATGTTTTAGTTGCTAACGAAGATAATGACTTAACAGTTATAAAGAATTCCCCCGCTACTTGGAATTCAACAGAGAGTGACACAGATGTCACTATTTTCTTTGATGAAGCTGGCTGGCAACCCCAGCTGGTTCTCAGCAACTACAGTGGCAGTAAGACCATAGAACTTAGCTCCCCTGATGTGACCGTAAACACTTCTACTGAAGTAGTTTCTTTCTCCGTATCTTATAATAACGCCTACAACGCATTAGGTATGATAGACCCAGGAACATGGACACTTTATGCAACTAAGACCGTTGGTCAAGTCGAAACCGTATCTGAACTTGCTACAGGAAACTTAAACATTCAACTATACAGTTAGAGGAAAAAATGGCTAATAACCCATACATTCAAACCAATTTCACAGCTTCAGACATGCTAGGAAATAAAAAGACCGAGCCAGTGAAGGCTAAGAAGCCAGCACCTAAGCCAGCTCGCCCAGCCCCAGTAGTCGAGGTTAAAGAAGAGACAACCGCTTCTGTGGAGACAGTAGTGGAAGAAGTTGCAGTGGAAGAAGTTGCAGTAGAAGAGCTTACTAAGTCTGACGAGGAGTAATTGATGGCTACCGCTATAGATATCAGCGGTGTCTCTGAAGATGCTACTAACCTCAGGGACATGCTTGAGGGAGTTCTTGAAAGAGTCGAATCAGTTTTTCAGTCTCACAATGTCAATCTTCCTACTAGAAGATACTGGACACTGGGTGACCAGCCTGCAATCGACTGCGAGCAATTAGTAGTTACTCTGCTTCAGCTATATCTAGGGCCTCCGGGTGCTCAAGTTAATGAGCCTCAGAGATGTAATCAGCCTAGGAGTGCAACTCTAGCAATTTCTATTTCTAGAGAAGTGCCTGTAGTCGGTCAGAATGGTAGACCCCCTAGCCCTGAAAAATTGTCGTTGTCGGCTTCCTATACTGCAATAGACGCTTGGGTATTAATGCAGTCGGTAAATCTATTAGACATGTGGGATGAAACTGGCTATGGAATGGGAATTGTTGCAACTCTCGAAACTTCGGCACCTGAAGGCGGGTTCCAGACTGTAGTTCTACAAATAACGATGGCGGTGCCATAAAATGCCAGCATGGGGGCTAATTCCTGACAGTCCTGCGCTTTACTACGCTGGTAAAGCTGCTAGAAGTGTCGGTAGGATGCTTAAGGTTGCCGTACCTAGAGGCGGGGGTGGGGGTGGAGCCTCTTTAGGAGGTGGACGCGGGGTAAGTTTTGAAATATCTAAAGTAATAGTACACAGACCTATGCTTATGAAGCTCCTAAACACTCCTAGCGGTGGGCTTTGGAGAGAGATGGACGGACTGGGAGACCGAATAGTTTTTAGTGCTAAAGCTCAGGTCGGCAAAAGGACTGGTCGACTGATGAATTCTATACATAAAAGACACTTAGGAAATTTTACAGGGCAGTACCTATGGATTGGTTCAACAAGGTCTTATGCTCTGGCTCACCACGAGGGCACTAGGCCACACGTTATAACCCCTAAAGAGACTGATGGAAAATTAGTATTTTTTAAGGGAAATCGGATGATTGTCACTAAAAGAGTTATGCATCCAGGCACTAAGCCCAATCCTTACCTAAAGAGCGCCCTAATCAAGAACATTGGAAGCCTGTAAAATATAACAGAACTATTTAGTTCAATTAATAGACACTAACGTCAAGAAAGAAAGTTATAGCGATGTCAAAATTTAAAGACTTTGGAGCAGGTGCTTCTGCCGATGCAGAACCAATCTCTTTCAAGCTTTTCGATGAAGAGTTCCACTGCGTTAAGGCACTTCAAGGTAAGGTCATGATTGACCTAGTAGCAAAAAGTCAGTCTGACAACCCAGCAGAGCAAGGTCAAACTGTAGTCAAGTTTTTCGACAGTGTCCTAGAAGACGAAAGCTTGGGAAGATTCAACTCGCTTTTGGATGACAAGAACCGAGTAGTTTCCGTAGAAACTCTTGGAGAAATTATTGCTTGGCTAATGGAGCAATACGGCAACCGCCCGGAATCGCAGCCAGAGGATTAATTCAATGGGCTATAGACCTCTGGCCCTACATAAACGGTAAAGCTCTTTTTAACGGGCTCGAATTGAGAGAGATGGAGGTGTCCAACATGTTGGACGTCCTCCATTTCCTATTTGAAGACGACTTAAATTACAGCACTGCAGAGCAAGCCGAAGCCCATGGTGAAGTTAGAAATAACATGTACAGCTCACTATATGGAATTAGATATAAATATTACACGCCAAGTAAAAAGAGGGGCTCCCAGTCCTTCTCTGGTGGCGGACTTTCTACTGCTAGTGGGGAGACTTTCGGTGGTCCCGAAGATGATTTTGGCGGCCCAGTTAAGCCATTCAACCCTAGAAAAGCGCAGACAAAGCCCTATTTCCCTCCTACTGATTTGACTGGAAACGCTTCTAAGCCTTTTGGAAGCGTCCTTGACGCGCCCTTGGGATACTAGGGGAGGTGAAATAAGATGGCTCTAGTCGGTGAAGCTCATATTCTCGTTAAAGCAATTACTACGGGAGTTGCAGATGACATTAAGCGTGGTTTAAACAGCGGTAGCGTTCGTTCTGCTGCATCCGCAGCTGGTAGAAGCGTAGGAAACTCCCTATCTAGGGCCCTGTCTAGGTCTGGCGGTAAAGGCGACGGTATATTTGGAAACATTTCAAATGCCTTTAAAAAGCTACAAGTACAAGGTAAAGCAAACGCTGGAACCCTTCGCTCTATGATGCAGGGATTCTACTTTGCGGCCCCGGCCGTCACCACTCTTTTAGGAACTATAGGCGGATTGGTTGGTGGCCTAGTATCACTAGGTAGCGCCGTTCTAGGTGCTGCCGTACCAGCATTGGTCAGTTTTGTTGGAGCGATAGGTGCTGTTGGCGCTGCAATGATAGTAATGAAAGTTGCTTTAGGTGGCGTAAGCCAAGCCATACAAAAATACCTAAATCAGAAAAAAAGTGGTGCCGATAAAGAAAAAGAAATTGAAGAGGCTAGAAAAAGATACGCTCTAGCCCACGAGCAGGCGCTAGAACGTCTCGTAGACGCCAACAAACGAGTAGAGCGTGCTCAGAGTGCCTATAACGATGCAATTAGAGAAGGCGCTGAAGAGCTTCAGCAGTTGTCATTCGATGCTGAAGATGCTGCACTTGCCGAAAAGAAGGCAGCTATTGAGCTTGAAAAAGCTAGAGAAACATTAATTAGAACTCAGGACCTACCTCCTAACTCTAGGGCGCGAAAAGAAGCTGAACTAGCATTCCAAGAAGCGGACTTAAATCTTAGAAGAGCTAAAGATAAAGTAGTTGACTTAAACAAAGAGCAGAACAGAATTGCCAGCCAAGGCAACATGACTGACCAAGAGATATCAGCACTTGAAGAAATAAGCGAAGCCAATAAAAACTTAGCTAAGACAGAAAGAGACAATGCTAGGTCTCTTTTAGAAGCTAAAGAGGCCTTAGATGAAGCTGGCAAGTCGGCTAAAAATGCTTCCGACCCATTTGAAGGCTTAACAAAGTCTCAAAAAGAATTTGCTCTGCTGATTATTGGCCTAATCCCTAAGTATAGGGAGCTTAAAGAGACGATTGCTGACGGATTCTTGCCAGAGCTAGGTAAGCAAATTCTAGAGCTGGACAAGGTTTACTACCCGATTCTGTCTGGCCGACTAGGCGACATTGCATCCGAGACAGCTAACGCTACAGGAAAAATAAAAGACAAACTATTGGACCCTGTGACAGTTAAAGCATTTGACGATGCTCTAGCTAAGTTAGGCGCTCCAGAGGGCCCGATTAGCAAAATCGGTTCTATAGCTGGAACTACGGCTCAAATTCTTATTGAATTATTCGATGCGTCTATCCCCTATGCAGATGACTTTTTGGCAAAAATTGATGAAGTAGCTACTGATTTAAGAGACTGGCTGAGAGAGACCCGTGAAGACGGCTCTTTTGATACTTTTATGACCAATGCCACCACGGCTTTGGACACTATTGGAACCATACTTGGCAATACTTTAGGTGGAATCGGAGCCCTTGTAAGTGCGAACATTGGTCCAGGTAGCGGTGGACAGAACCTTCTAGATTGGATTGCCGAGGCAACCGAGGGATTCAAGAACCTAACTCCATCCGAATCGCAAGAATTAAAAGACCTATTTTATGATTTGTCCGAAACATTTAAGTCCATCGTTGGATTCGCTGGAGACCTTGCTGGAATCTTGCTGGACTTAGCAGTAAATCCAGGAACTAAAGAATTTTTTGATGTTTTAAGAAGAGACGCTGTCCCGGTTCTTAAAGAACTAGGTGAAAAAATTCAAGACGGGGCCGGGAACCTTGCAGACTTTTTGGTTCTAGTTCTTGAGTTTTTAAATGCATTTGTGACTGCAGAAGGACCTAAAGTCTTCTTCGATACTCTAAATGCAGTGCTTAAGCCTATAGTTGAATTCTTTAAAAGTGATTTTGTGCAGGGCATAATGAAAGTAGTTGCACCTATAGCTGCATTTGTATCGGCCATTCTCCTTCTTGCTCAGGGTTTTGTTTTTGCATTTAGCATTGCAGTGTACTGGATAGGTTTAGTTTTTACCGCAGTAGTGAATGTCTTCCAATTCTTGAGTCTAATAGTTAAAGGAATTGTCGCACTATTCGGCGTTAGCACCCCTGTTGGCTGGGTAATTCTGATTGTAGCTGCTTTAGTTGGCTTCTTTACTTACTTCTTTACGTCTACCGAAATGGGTAAGGAAATGTGGGCCAACATGGTGCAGTTCTTTACCGATGTATGGAACAACATGGTGGCTTTTGTTACCGAAGTATTTAATGAATTTAGTGTCTGGATTGGCGGAGTAGTAACTTCCATAGGTGACTTCTTCAATACCGTATTTAGCGCGGTTGGGCAGTTCTTCCAAGACACATGGAACGGCGTAGTGGCATTCTTCCAGCCACTAATTGACGGAATAGTGGCATACTTCACCGCGGCCTTTGACATAATTCGGGGAGTGGTTGAAGTATTGGCAGCCATCTTTACAATTATTTTTATAGGAATTGGCTGGGTAGTTCAGATGGCTTGGGACGGCATTAAAGCTGGGTGGCAAGCTGTGGTCGACTGGTTCACTCCAATTTTGGATACGGTTTTTGGATTCTTTGAAGGTGTATTCCAAAACATTGGCAATTTCATTGCTGAAATTTGGCAAGGAATCGAAGATGCTTGGCAAGCGGTAGTTGACTGGTTCACTCCAATTCTTGATGAAGTATTTGGATTCTTTGAAGATGTATTCCAAAACATTGGGAACTTCATTGGCGGAGTTTGGAAGGGAATCGAGGACGGATTTAAGAAGTTTATAGAATTCATTAAACCCGCTATAGATGGAATTTTTGGATTCTTTAACACCGTATTTACCAACATACGTGACTTCTTTAAGAGAATGATTAACCAGTACATCGGCTTTGCTGAAGGATTTGTAAACTTCTTTATCAAGGGATTGAACTGGATTATTGAGAACATTAATAAGTTAAAAATTAAAGTTCCAGACATTCTAAAAGACTTGTTTGGCGGACA